ATGCGAGCCGCGATCTACGTCCGTCAGAGCCTCGACGTGCAGGAAGGCGTCGATCGACAGCTTGAGCGCTGCAGCTCCCTGATCTCTGCACGTGGCTGGACCGAGGCCGCGCGCTACGCCGACAACGACACGAGCGCCACCAAGGCCCGCGGGCCTGGCACCGGCTGGTCGCGAATGCTCGCGGACGCGGCCACAGACACCTTCGACGTCGTCGTCGCGGTCGACATGGACCGACTGCTTCGCTCGGTCCACGACCTCCTCACGCTCACGAAGGCGGGCGTCCGGGTTCTCACCGTCGACGGTGAGATCGACCTGACCTCCGCTGACGGCGAGTTCCGAGCGCTCATGCTGGCCGCGATTGCGCAGTTCGAGACCCGGCGCAAGGGCGAGCGCCAGCGACGCGCCAACGCCTACCGCGCGTCCCAGGGTCGCCCCGCGGGAGGACGGCGCCCGTTCGGTTTCGAGGCGGACGGGATGACCGTCCGCGAGGACGAAGCCGAAGCGGTCCGTGCCGGCTACCGCTCGATCCTCGCCGGCGATTCGCTGCGCCAGGTGGCACGCGATTGGAACGCGCAGGGCTTCCACACCGGGCAGCCTCGACAGGCCCGCACGGGGCGCGCTGGCGAGCCGTCGCCATGGATCGGAAGCACCGTTGGCGCCGTGCTCCGCAACCCTCGCTACAAGGGCGAAGCAACCTACAAGAGCGAAGTCGTCGGCGCGGCCCTGTGGCCTGCACTCGTGGACGCAGAGACTTGGGAGGCCGTAAACCTGGTCCTCGCGGACCCGAACCGTCGAACGCCCCGGCAGAACACCCGGCATCTGCTCAGCGGCCTCGCTCTGTGCGGCATCTGCGGCTCGACGGTGCACGGTGGTGCCACACGCCGCCCCGGTCAACGCGCCTACCGCTGCAGCACCTCGAGCGGCCACATCTCCCGCAAGGCGGAGCCCATCGAGCAGTTCGTCGTCGCGACGATCATCGAGCGGCTCTCACGCCCCGACGCTGCAGCCCTGCTCCGTCCCGACGACTCCCCCGATCTCGACGCACTGCGCAGCGAGGCCGCGGGGCTGCGGTCGCGGCTCGACTCGCTCGCAGTCGACTTCGCCGACGGTGCGCTGACATCGAGCCAACTGCGAACGGCTACCGCGCGGATCCGCTCGAGGCTCGAGGAAGTCGAGAGGCCCCTCGCTGCGGCGATCGGAGGCGATATGCTCTCGGATCTCCTCGGCGCGGACGACGTCACGGCGGCCTGGGAAGCACTGAGCCAGGACCGACAGCGCGCTGTCATCGCCGCGCTCGCCACGGTCAGGATCAAGTCAGCCGGTCAGGGAGCCCGTCGTTTCGACCCTGCGACCGTCGGGATCGAGTGGGTCCGCGCCGGGTGATTCGCGGACCAGCGCCGAGGAGGTGAACGCCGCTGGGTGAAACTATGTAGCGAATGCAGTTTCTACTACATTCTCCTATTCTCTCCTTAAGTGTTCTTCTTCTCTAGCAAGGAATAGGAGAGTGTAGAAGGAACTGCACTAAGTACAGAGTTTCACCCTCGGAGGTCGGACATGGATGTCGTCGGCGCTGGACAGGGACTGACGCGCACCGCGCGCACCGATGGAGCAACGTTCCCTCCCCGGCGCCGCGCGGTCCTCTACTCGCGGCTGAGCGTCTCCGACGACACGTCTACGTCGATCGCTCGGCAGCTCCGCGACCTGCGAGCCCTCGCCGAGCGCGAGGATCTCGAGATCGTCGCCGAGCTGGTCGACGATGGCGTCTCGGGCCGCACGTCTCGCGCGAACGCGACCGAGGCGCTGCAGTTTCTCCGCGAACGCCGCGCCGACGTACTCGTCGTCTGGAAGTTCGACCGCTGGTCGCGTCAGGGCATGCGCTCGCTGGCCGATCTCATCGACACCCTCGACGAAATTCCGTCCGCCGAGTTCGTCGCGCTGCAGGATGGCCTCCGCTCGGCGCAGCCGGCATGGCGCATCGTCGCGTCGGTGCTCGCCGAGGTCGCCCGCATGGAATCGGAGAACACCGCGACGCGCGTGCGCTCGAGCATCCAGTGGCGCGTCGACGCTGGCCTCTGGCGGGGCGGACAGATCCCGTTCGGCTACCAGGCCGCAGAAGGCAAGGAGCCGAACACCCGGACGCTCATCCCGAACGCCGCCGAGGTCGCAGTCATCGAGGAGGTCGCCGACGCGCTGATCACGAAGCTCTGGACGCCGAACCGCGTCGCCGACGTGTTGAACCAGCGGCAGGTGCCGACGGGCCGCTCGCCGTACCGCACCGCCCGCAACCGCGGCCGCAACCCCGACGGGCTCGACCGCGGCACCTGGCGCCCTGGCACGGTGATGCAGCTGTGGACGGCGTCGCATCTCATCGGCCGGCAGGTGCACCGCGGTGAGCTCGTGCGCGACGACGCAGGCATCCCGAAGACCGTCTGGCCCCCGCTCATCGACCGCGACACGTACGAGGCGCTGCGAGCCGCTGTGCGTGACCCGCGGCTGGCGGCTGGCACGACGACGCAGGCGAACCGCCGACGCTCGCAGCTGCTCAGCGGTCTTCTCTTCTGCGGCGAGTGCGGCTCGATCGTCTACAGCAACAGAGCGTCACGCGGGCAGCGCACGTCGGTCTACACCTGCTCGCGGCGCAGTGACCCGAAGTGTCCGAAACCGACGATGTCGCTCGAGCTCGTCGACGAGATGGTCACGGAGCGATTCCTCAGTGACTTCGGCGCCTGTCGCATCACGACACTGCGCGAGCCGGACGCGGCTCGCGCAGACCGAGCTCGGCTCGCGGACATAGAGCAGGCAATCGCCCGTACGACAGACGAGCTCGGGCTCACCGGTGCCGATCTGGAGGTTCTACTCCCCCGTTTGGCAGGACTGAAAGCCCGGCGCGCGGACACGCTGACTTCGCGGCAGACAGGCGTCTTGGAAGTCGTGCTGACCGAAGAGACATACGCCGAGCGCTGGTTCGCCGAGCCGTCTTTCGAGTCGCGTAGGGACTTACTCGCGAAAGCCTATGCCCGTATAGGACTGGCGTCCCTGGCTCACGGCGTACCAAGGAAGGGCAAGCACCCGGAACGTCTCGTGTACGAGACGCTCATCTAAGTGAGCCCGGCAAGAGGCGAGCGCTTAGGAACGTCTGAGCGAGCGACTGGTCTAGGAGATCTCGAGGTCGAATCTGGGTTCGAGATCGGACTTCAAGAAGTACTCGTCGGGCAGTGCCGTCTTCTCATCCTTCGCCCAGGAACTCACGAGGTCTTCGGTGGATGCGAGTCCGTTCAGCGATGCCCCCCGCGCGGTCACGTCCGCGGCAACGGTGGCTTGAATGCGAGAGTCGAAGAACACGGCGTTGTCGAACCTAACTCCCGTCAACATGATCAGCGCGAAGTCAGTGCTCATGAATAGGGATCCCGTGAAGTCTGCCTCGGAGAGCGCCTCACCGATTTTGTCAGTCCGAGGTTCCCACACGAAACGACAGGCCACCAGCCCGACTCGACGGAAGTTTGATCTACCCAGCGAACAGTTCAGGAAGGTCAGGTCTTTCCGCACTCCTCCCTCCGAGTCCGCGCCGTCGTCGCTGCCTGGCTCAGGTCGCTCCGACATAACTGCGCCCCATAAGTTGCAGTCCACGAAGGTGGCTCCGGTGAGATTGACCGAGGACCAGTTCGTGTCCCGCGCTTCGAGTCCTTCGATGTACGCCCCGCGAAGGTCAGCGACGAGACCATCACCATGCTCAGCGAGGACTTTAAGCACGGACCTGAGCGCCAGGTTCGCCGAAGTCGCCTTAGGCCCCTCGTTCTCCGCGCGAGTCCGAGCGGCACGCACGTGCGCGCACAAAGCCTCGAGTATAAGTTCTCGGTCTGAAACTGTGGAATCGGAGCCCGCCGCTTGCGAAAGAAGGTGCACGCCCGCGACGCGCCGCGAGGGATCGGTTGATTCCAACATCTCGATGGCGCTGAGTATGGACGTCCGGACGTGTGCGCCCACAGCACGTCGGGCTTCTGCTTCCTTTCGCACATCCTCTCGCTCCTCCAGTCGCCATCGCCTGACCGTGACGATGAGGCCGACGATAGCGATCACGCCGCCGAGCGTGAAAAGGATGCCCTGTCGCGCGTCAGCTACCGCACGCTCACAATCCGCTGCGACGCGGCCGGCGCATGAATTGCCCGTAGATATCCCATCGACGATCAACATCGGCCCGTGAAGCAGCACGAACGGCACTGCCCAGACGAGGAGCGTGCCGGCGAAGATCACCAGCACCAGCATCGTCGCGCACCGCCAGCCGTACACGATCCCCACAGGCCATTCTGTCTCTTTGGGCACCTCGACGAGATTTCGAAGAGCACGACGAGGCGCTTCCCAAATACTGATCACGGAGCGAGTCTGTCGGATGCTGAGGAGCGGCGCCACTTGACGGCTGGTCAAGACCTCGGCAGCCTTGCCCCCAGGTGCCGTGCACACAGGCCCGCTCTCCTGTTAGAGATAAGCAGTGTCCGAGCACAAGCAGCTGGCCCTCGATCCGCTAGGTTTGCCGTATGCCAGAAGATGTGCAGGAGCTGGGCCGGCGCGGAGTTGCCGACTTGAAGAGGTGGCTCGAGGCCACTACGTACATGGAGCTCCCGTTCGACGCGTACAACCACAGCATCGATTGCACAGTGCAAACGATGGCAACACCAAAGCAGTTCGACTTGGCTGGTTATATGCTCGAGAAGACTAAATCACCGGTCATCGTCGAGGCGAAGAACTACTCATCGGCTGGGCGTCAGTACGAGGAATTCCGCAAGTTTCAAGCAATCGCTTACTCCCACGCCGTACACGAAATCGAGACCTTCAAGAAGAGCCGTAAGCCTATCTTTCTCTGGGTCACATTCCACCCTTTCGCGGTCACGAAATGGAATAGCTTGGAGTCGGTTTCGCACCTCAAAGACTCTCTTGCGTCGTATCCGGATTTCCTGGCCGAGCGGCCGATAGATGACGAAATCGCGGCGAGTGTCGCCAAGCGCATCTCAATCTTGGTCTTCAACAAGCGGCAGAAGAAGTGGTCACTGACCCGCACCGAGTTGGAACTCATTCGACACAAACTAGACAGAAAAGGGCGAACACTATGAGCGCCGTCGACCTGACTGAGACTCTTCAAGGCATACGTAACCAGTACGTACGGGAAGACTACGTAGGACGCGTGAAGAGCACCATCTTCGACTACCTGTGCGCACTGGAGCCTGCGGCGAAAGTCGAAGACACGCAGTACTTCAACCACAGCGCGATTCCAGACTTCGTGCTGAGATGGGGCACCCACACCAGGAACTTCTACATCAGGTCCAGCTATGCATCACTGGTGGCGAGCCGAGATGCGAAGGACCTAGCGGAGAACGACCCCATCTTCCTCGCACTCGACGCGCGTCAGGACGTTCGGGAGGAACGATTCAGGCTGACACCCGCGAAAGTCGCTCGCGCAGCTCAGCATCATAAGTACACACTCGTTACCGACACATCCGCCCTTGACGAGATTGCCTCGACCAGTGAGGCGGAAACGCCTCTGGCTTCAGTAGTCAAGACCAACTTTATCTCGTCCGCACGCGGCCTCGTGGACGAGCCCACCGCGGAAAAGCTCACCGGTGACGTTCCGAACAAGGACGGTCTGACGTCCTTGCTCCGCGCGAAGTTCTCCGAAGCCGCGGTGACGCGCATGGAGCGCATGGCCAGCATTGTCGAGCTCGCGCAAGGCGCGCCGACGGCGGAGCAGAGCTGGCTTGAACTCGATGGGCGCCTTAGCCCAAGCGAACTACGCGCAATCTTGCCGTGGGTACTTCAGAACGCCGACCCGGGTAACGTCAAGTTCTGGTCTAAGTTCGGCGCCTTGTTCACGTTTGAGCAACTTGAGAGCCTTGCTTCTGACGTTGAAGGACTAGACCTGGGGAGCCTGGTGCGAGCGAATGCCCGAACATGGGAGGCGAAGCGGGCTTACCTAGGGCTGCATGTGGACGCCGAGCCCGATGCCGTGACTCGGAGTGGAATCCGATTCAAGGGCGGCGTGCTAGAAGCCTATGCCGGCAACAGCGCTATACGGGTAAGCCACAGCGGAAACAAGCTCAAAGGCCGGCCGAGCAGTCACGGCCCATCCTGGGAGGCTTTACGCCCGAAGATCGAAAACTCGAAGTTGCACTCGGTGACTCTTCAGGGTCTTGAACGAGCCATCACCCTTGAGGCACCTGCAAGTGCGGACTTCCTCGGGGATGTGGACAAGATGACCGAGTCCGTAAGCGACACCTACTTCGTTCGAGCACTCGACTTGCTCCTGCCGGAAGCAAAGCTCACGGAGGAGGCGCCCGTGCTCCGGCAGGTATCAGTCAACTTCGGGGAGTCTCTCCTCATCGCGGACGCTCCGGTCGAGCTCGGAGCGCTGTTCTCCGCCGTTGAGACCGCTTTTCTCGCCCCCGGCTCCGAGCTAGAGACGATCACAGAGATGGTCACTGGCGAGAACGCAGCGTCGGAAACCGAGAAACTCACTGCGCTCGAGCTACCACCCACTCCGACAGAGCCACTCAACGAGATCGAACCGAAGATGCCCTCTGACGACAGCTAATCCACAGCCGTGCACACTGGCCCGCTCTCTATATGAGAGAAGAACACCTACGCCTCGCCCCGACGGGGACGAGGAAGTCGACCCCGGACTCGCCGATCACACAGCGGCGTCGGGACTCGGCGACGCGCAAGCCCGGAAGTGTCACCAGCCCACGAGGCCAGTGACGCTTCCGGGCTTTTTGCGTGCCCTGTTGGGCGATCTGGGATCAGGCGGGCTTCCAACCCCCGCCAGCGGAGTTCGATTCTTCGGCACAACGCGACACCTTCGGGTGCTATCGAGGCTGACCACCCGCGTGGCGAACGGTCACACGCGTTGCTTGAGCATTGGCAGGCTCACCCGGCTGTAAACCGGACGCCCTCGGGCCTCGCGGGTTCAACTCCCGCGTGACGCACACTCACCGCTCTGGGGTAACGGCATCCCGTCGCGCTCTGGTCGCGAAGATCTGGGTTCGAGTCCTGGGCGCGGTGCCAACGAGACGAAGCGAGGCGACATGGACCTGGACCACCGAGACCCGCAGCACGTCGCGTACGTGCTGCCGATCGTCGGGAAGCACCTCATCGCGCTCGACCCCGCGGTGCGATGGGTGAGTGGCAAACACATCATCGCCCACGTCATCGTTCGCGGGCCGACGGGCGAGGCGCTCGTGGCCGACGACGGCGTGTCCCTCGTCCTGCGACGACAGCGCTTCCGCATCCCAGCGAACCATCCGCTCCGCGGCGTGCGGCCTCCCTGCTGATGGACGAGACCGACGAGCCGAACATCGGCCGCTCGAGCGACTGACTCAGTCGGCCTGACGCGCTTCGAACAGGCGGTGCGCGTCGACCGCGATCTCAGCCGCGAGCCCCTTCGGACTCGACCAGTGAACACGGTACGCAGGCGTGAGCGTCCAGAGCGGGTCTGCCTCCTCGTCTCGGCGCGCTTCCGGACCTGTCACTACCCCCTTGCTCTCACCCGGGCCGACGCGTTCGAATTCGAAGAGTCGCTCACCCCCTGCCAGCTTGACGACGAGCGAGACCTGTCGCGCAGTTGTCAGACCGGCGTTGCGCAACGTGAAGACCTCGCCCACGTCCGACACCCGGTTACTGCTTGCTTCCCAGACCACATCGCGGAACTCCCGCGCTCGATCGTCCTGCAGGTGTTGCAGGTCGAGGGCCTCCTTGGCACGCTCGTTCGCGACATCTGCACGCGCATTGGCGGCGCGCGCGACAACGACTGACCAGATAGCGGCGCACACGGACAGGGCGGCGAGCGCCGCGCTGAAGATCTCCATGCCTTGATCGTACAAAGGGGCCGAGCTTTGCATTCCCCATCCCACGGCTGGCACACCAGCACCCGACGCGATGAGCTGCCCGCTGACTGGCAGTCCCGCAGGGTGCGCGTACTGCGCCGAGATGGGTACAGGTGCCGCGCCGCGGACAGCACTGGCGCTGTCTGCGGCGCACCTGCGAACCAGGTCGATCACATCGAGCGCGGCAGTGACCACTCGCATGACAACCTGCAATCGCTGTGTCGTTGGCACCACGCTCGCAAGTCGAGTGCCGAGGGCGCGGCTGCTCGGCGTCCACGGCTGACGCAGGCACGTGCGGCTGAGCGTCATCCTGGCCTCGTGCACTGACCTCGCGACCGGCCCGCTGTGCAGGTATGGAAATCAACTACACCTGCACCACCTGCGACTCGACGTGGACGCGCCTTCGCCGCCGTGGATCGTCCCAGCTTGGCTGCCTGAACGGCTGCAGCTCCGCCTCGCTTCGCGAGGTCTGGACCTGCGAGGCGTGCGGCGCTGACTGGACCCGCGTGCCTGTCCGCGGCCAACGGCCGAAGAGCGGCCCGTGCTGCCGCACCTCGAGCGGTGCGCGCAAGATCGAGCAGCGTTGCTGGGTCTGCTCGACGCCGGTCATCAAGGTTCAGCGCGAGGCTGGCCGCAAGACCACCTGCTCGACTTGGTGTCACACCGTCACGATCATCGGCCTCGGTCACTATCCGAGCCGCTCCAGCTTCGAGCTCGCTACCCGACGCCGGCCGCTCATGACCATCGAAACCGGCCAGTGCGAAGAGTGCGAGCTCTGGTTCGTGCGACGCCGCACCGCGCTCGACCCCAGTGTCTGTTCAGTCCAGTGCTTGCGTGTGCGCGGACTGCGTGAAGCACGCGCTGTGCTTGAGACAAAGTTGTCGCCTTTCGATCTTGGATGGATCGTGGGTGCACTGTCCTCGAGCGGTGGAATCTACTTCCAGAAGTCAGCGTCTCAGCCTGCCGGCTCGGTAGTGATCGAGATGCAGACGACCAACCGCGAACACGCCGAGAGCTTTGCGCGGTCGATCGGCGGACGCGTCTCTCGGCCCATCGCCGCGACGCCGACGCACTGCATCGAGTGGCGCCAGCCGATCTACCGTGTTCGCGCGAGCGGACATCGCACCGCGGCGCTACTGGACCTCGCTGAGCCTCACTTCGCTCCGACACTGCGTCGCCGAGTGCAGCGCGTTCTGTCTGAGGCTCGCTTTCGTGTGGAATGACCTGCCCCCTGACTCGAAGCCGGAACGGATCCCCTTCCGGAAGCGCATAGCGTCTCGCTGTGCGTACGGGCATACAGGTTTCACCAGGCCCCCAGGTCGACCTCTTGACACTCACTTGAAAGCCCTCTTGACCTGCGTTTTCTCCGTTCTGACCTCGGATTCGCCGGGCCGGAATCCTGAAATGCACTTTGGAGGTGCCGAAGATGACTCGAGGCACCACCCACGCGCCGAAGTCTGAAGCGACACGCCACCGTCACGCGCGTCCCGCGCACGGCGAGAAGGTCATCGTCCGCGACAACCGCACGCGCGGCCCGCGTCTCGAGGGCGAATGGTCCTCGGAGACGAAGACCTGGTACGAGACCTGGCGCAAGTCGCCGCAGTCGCAGCTCTTCGAGGCGACGGACTGGCAGCGCCTGCGCCTCCTAGCCCCGCTCGTCGAAGCGAACTTCATCAAGCCGTCGGCCGCTGGCCTGTCGGAGATCCGGCTCAACGAGGAGCGCCTCGGCGCGACCGTCGTCGACCGCATGCGCGCTCGCATCGCAATCACCGAACGCGATCCCGGCGCGAGCAACGCCCCCGCCAAGAAGAAAGCTCCTCGAGCCGACATCTAGGCGCTGAGGGCTCGAAGGAGTCCTCTTGGCCGCTGTCGTATCCGTCCCCGTCTTCCCCGCATCCCAGCCGACGATCGGCTGGGGCGTCATCGAGTTCGTCGAATCGAACCTCGTCCAGCCTGACGGCGACGAGGCCGGCGAGCCGTTTCGGCTCACGCCCGAGCAGAAGCGCTTCCTCCTCTGGTTCTACGCCGTCGACCCCGCTGGCCGCTTCGTCTACCGCCGCGCTACGCTGCGCCGCGCGAAGGGCTGGGGCAAGTCGCCCTTTCTGGCGGCGATCGGGATTGCCGAGCTCCTCGGCCCCGTTCGCTTCGCAGGGCTTGACGCCGACGGCGACCCGTTCGGCGAGGTCCACCCAATGCCGTGGATCGTCGTGGCCGGCGTCTCAGAGACGCAGACCGAGAACACCATGGCGGCGATCCGCTCGATGCTCGAGGGCACCGAGATCGTCGACGACCTCGGCGTGGACGTCGGCAAGACCCGCATCCTGCTTCCCTCGGGTGGCAAGATCATCCCGATCACTGCGAGCGCGAGCACGCAGGAAGGTGCACGTCCGTCGTTCGCGATCCTGGACGAGACGCACCACTGGACGAAGGCCAACGGCGGCGCCAAGCTGGCGCGCACCGTGCGCCGAAACCTCGCCAAGTCGCGCGACGGCTCCGCCCGAGCAATCGAAACCACGAACGCGCATGCACCTGGCGAGGAATCGGTGGCCGAGTCCAGCTACCTGGCCTGGCGCGCTGTCGCCGAGGGCCGCTCGAAGGCGTCCGGCATCCTCTACGACAGCCGCGAAGCCGCTGGCGACATCGACCTCGCCGACGACGTGCAGCTGCGCGCCGGCCTCATCGACGCCTACGGCGACGCGACCTGGATCGACATCGACCGCATCCTCGCGGAAGTGCTCGACCCAGACACGCCGCCCGAGGAAGCTCGACGCTTCTACCTGAACCAGATCGTCGCCGCCGCTGACTCCTGGGTGTCTCCCGCCGAATGGCACGACACCCGAAGCGAGCAGATCTCGCTCCTCGCCACTGGCGACGTGCTGGGCTCTGGCAAGCGGCAGCGCCACTCCGGCGACACGGTCACGCTCGGCTTTGACGGCTCGCTCACGGACGACTCGACGGCCCTCGTGGCGGTCCGCGTTGACGACGGCGCCCCGTTCCTGCTCGGCGTGTGGGAGAAGCCCGAAGGCCCGCAAGGCGCCGGCTGGGAAGTCCCGAAGGACCAGGTCCGCGACGCGGTCGACAACGCATTCGCGACGCTCGACGTCGTCGCGTTCTTCTCCGACGTCGCCTACTGGGAGACCGACATCGACGCCTGGCGCGACGAGTATGGCGAGCGTCTGGTCGTCAAGGCCACGACGCGGCACGCCGTCGGCTGGGACATGCGCGGGCACCAGATGGACACCGTCCGCGGTGTCGAGGCTGTCTGGCGCGCGATCGTCGACAAGACGCTCCCCTGGCGCTCGCATCTCCTCGAGTACGGCCCGGCGACGGGCGCGAACGCCGAGGAGATCATGACGCGCCACGTCCTGAACGCTCGCCGTCGCCCGAACCGCTGGGGCGTGAGCTTCGGCAAGGAGTCGCGCGAGTCGCCGAAGAAGGTCGACGTTCTCGCCGCCCTCGTCATCGCTCGCATGGCCCGTTCTGCGGTTCTCGCATCCGGCGCGCTCAAGAAGCGCAGCCGTTCGACTGGCCGCGTGGCCGGCTTCTAGCTTCGCCCGAGGAGGGCCATGACAGACATCACACCGGCCCTCGCGACGGAGCTCGTCGGCGAGCTCGACGCGGACCTCGCGGAAGCGGGTCGCCTCGGCAAGATCGCCCGCTACCTCCGCGGCAACCACGACAAGCCGTACATGCCGAGGGGCGCGAAGAAGGAGTACGAGCACCTCGCCGATCGCGCGGTGACGAACTGGCTTCCGCTGGTGTCCGAGACGTTCGCCAAGGGGCTGTTCGTCGACGGCCTCCGTCTTCCGAAGGCCACCTCGAACGCTGAGGCGTGGGCCTTCTGGCAGCGCAACGGCATGGACGCCCGACAGACGATCGCGCACCGCGGCGCCCTCGAGTACGGCACGAGCTACGTGCTCGTCCTGCCCGGCGACACCGCGCCGGTGATCCGTCCGCTGTCGCCGCTGAAGTCCGCCGCCTGGTACGCCGAGGACGACGACGAGTACCCCGAGGTCGCGATCTCGCTCGACGGCACGACCCGCGACAAGAAGCGGCTCCTGTCGGTCTACTCGGCGACGGAGCGCGTGCGCTTCGAGCTCGCCGCGGGCGACGGCGCGAAGTGGACCGAGATCGAGCGCACCGACCACGGCATCGGCTACACGCCGTTCGTGCGCTTCCGCGATCGCCTCGACGGCGAAGCGGTCGGCGTCATCTCGCCGCTGATCACACTGCAGGACCGCGTCAACGAGATCGTCTTCGCGACGCTCATCGCTCTGCAGTACGCGAGCTTCCGACAGCGCTGGGCGACCGGCCTGGCGATCCCGCTGGACGACGACGGCAACCCCGTCGAGCCGTTCCAAGCGGCGGTCGATCGGCTCTGGGTCTCTGAGGACTCGGATGCCAAGTTCGGCGACTTCGCGCAGACGGACATCTCTGGTCACATCAACCTGACCGAGGCGGCTGTTCGGACGATGGCAGCGATCGCCCAGATCTCACCGAGCGTGCTCATGGGCGACATGGTCAACGTATCCGGTGATGCCCTCGCCCGTCTCGAAGCCTCGACTCAGCGCAAGCTCGATTCCCTCGAGACCCTGTTCGGCGAGTCCTGGGAGCTCGTGTTCCGGACCGCGGCGCGCGTCGGCAACCTCGAGGAGATTAGCGACGACGCGCAGGTCCGTTGGCGCGACTCGGAGGCCCGCTCGCTCGCGGCCACGGTGGACGCGCTCGGCAAGCAGGCGCAGATGCTGCAAGTTCCGGTCGAGGCGCTCTGGGAGCAGATCCCCGGCGTGACCGACCAGGACGTCGAGCGTTGGAAGTCGATGAAGGCGTCTGACCCGTTCGCGCAGCTCGCGAACGAGCTGACAGGTGCGACGGCCGAATCGGCGGAGACGCTGACGGCCGCAGAGCCCGAGGCTGAGTAGTGGCTGACGCCGAGGAGTACGAGGCGCTCGCGCGTCAGCAGATGCTTCGGCAGGTCGACCAGTCGGCACAAATCGAGGACGCCCTCGGGAAGCTCTGGGACGACATCGTCGACCCCGCTGACTACACGACGACGTTCAACATCTGGCGCGAGCGCGCGGTGGTCCTCATCGCTGGCGGTCGACGCCGCTCGGAGCTGACCGCGCAGCAGTACTACGCCGCGACCCGCGCCCTGGCCGGCGTCGACGGCGCGCTGCTGCAGCAGGCCGCGCAGCCGCTCGAGACCGAGACCACGCGTCGCGCTCTCGGCGCTGCGACGAGCTACCGCTACGGCGCGTGGAAGATCGCGCGCGGCGATGACCCGGCCGCGATCCTCGAGGCTGCGAAGTCGCAGGCGCTGGGCGCGGCGAAGCGTCGCATTCTCGGCGCTGGCCGGCAGCGGCTCACGTCGCTGTCGAACAAGGATCCGGCGATCCTCGGCTGGGCGCGCGTGAGCGACGGCAACCCGTGCGGCTTCTGCGCGATGCTCGTCAGTCGCGGCCCGGTCTATTCGGGTGCGACGGTCCGCTTCCGCGCTCACAACCGCTGCGGCTGCGGCGTCCGCATGGTCCCTCGAGACGATCCGTCTCGCGGCTGGGACGCGGAGGCCCGCCAGTACCGCGAGCTCTGGGATGAGCTCCCGGACCTCGGCGAGTTCCGCGCGACGGTCCGCTCCGTGCAGGCCGCGAACCTCGCGCTCGCCGCCTAACCCCCTTCACCTCTCATGCCGTCCCTCAGGGCGGCATTTTTCATGCCCGCGCAAGGAGACGACATGCCAGAGCCCATCGACCCGAAGCCCGCCGACGAGGCACAGAAGCCCGCTGAGACGCCGCCTGCACCCGAGGCGAAGCCTGCAGACAAGGCGCCTGAGAAAGCCGCTGAGAAGCCCGCTGACGACGCCCCGAAGGTGAGCGAGGCGGACCTCGCCGAACTCGCGCAGCTCCGCAAGGAGAAGCAGGAGCGCGACGACGCGGACAAGTCCGAGGCACAGAAGACCGCTGAGCGGCTTCAGGAGCTCGAGGAGAAGTCGGCGAAGGCCGAGACGGCCCTGCACGTCGAGCGCGCGATCCGCGAGCACTCGCTCCCCGACGACCTTGCCGAGTTCCTAACCGGCACGGAGGCGGAGATCAAGGCCAAGGCCAAGAAGCTCGCCGACCTCACCAAGCCCAGCGACGCCGGCAAGTCGTCGCGCCCCAAGCCCGCGCTCAAGCCGGGACATGGCGGCGAACCTGCCGCTGCGTTCGACGCGGCGGCGATCGCCAAGCGTGCCCGTCGCTGACCAACCCAACATCAACATAGGAGGCCACTTTGGCTAACGAGTTCTACAACGCAGAGCAGGTCGCCAAGGTCGGCGTCGCGCTCGCCACCGAGGACAGCTACCTCGGCGCGCTCATCTCCCGCAACTTCGAGGATGACCTCCTCGGCGGTGGCGGCAAGGGCCGGACGGTCAACGTCCGCATTCCGTCGGCGCTCATCGCCCGCTCGCGCGGCATCGACGAGACGACCGCCGCGATCGTCCTCGACTCGCTGACCGAGTCGACCATCCCGGTCTCGCTCGGCGAGCACATCTACAGCGCGGTCGGTCTCTCCGAGGGTGACCTGTCGCTGGACCTCGAGAACTTCTCGACGCAGGTGCTCGCCCCGCAGGTCGCTGCGGTCGTGGACCAGGTCGAGGAGGAGGTCGCCGAGGCGCTCCGCGGCATCACCGCGAACGCGACGATCACCTGGGATCCTGCGGACCCCGTCGCGACGTTCACGCAGATCCGTCGGGAGCTGCGCAAGCGCGGCGTGCCGTCGGCGAACCTGAACGTCGCTGTCGGCGTCGACGTCTACGCGGCGCTGCTCGACGCGAAGGCACTCACCGACGCGAGCGAGTCGGGCTCGACGGAGGCGCTCCGCGAGGGCTCGGTCGGCAAGCTCCGCGGCCTCACGGTCGTCGAGTCGACGCGCGTCGCGGACGGCGACATCATCGCCTTCCACCGCGACGCGTTCACCCTCGCGGTGCGCGCGCCCAAGGTGCCGGACGGTGCGAGCTTCGGCCAGACCGTCTCGAGCGACGGCTACAGCCTGCGCTACCTGCGCGACTACGACGTCATGCACACGCTCGACCGTTCGCTCGTGTCGACGTTCGCGGGCGTCGCTCCGATGCCGCTCTACCGCATCGAGCGCAACTACACCACGAAGACCGCCGAGGTCGTCGAGGTGCCCGGTGGCGCTGCGATCCGCGTCAACACCGAAACGGCTCCTGAGCCGGTCGCTGGCGAGTAGCGGGCTGAGGCCGCGGCGGACATCATCTGCCGCGGCCTCGACCCTCTGGACGGAGGACACATGGCGAAGACTCTTCCGCCCGATCTCTCGGAGCTGACGAAGCGCCTCGGCGTGGATGAGCTCGACGAGCTCGACACCGAGCGCGCGAAGACGAACCTCGAGGACGCGACGGTCCTGGTGCTCGCTGAAGCGCCCGAGCGCGTCGCGACGCATTGGTCTACCAATGCGCCCGACGTCGTCCACCTGATCGTCCTGAAGGCGGCTCGGCGCGAGTTCGAGAACCCTCGTGGTTTCTCGACGGAGCAGCTGGGCGAGCACTCGGTCGGCGGCATGGACACGAGCGGCGTCTACCTGACGGCGCGAGAGATCGCGACGATCCGTCGCGTCGTCTCTGGTCGCCGTGGCGGCTGGGTCGGCACGGTCCGCACTCCGAGCGCCTACGGCGACGGCTCGTGACGATCGTCGACGCGACTCTCTACGTCCCGGTCACGCGGGTCGACGTCCCTGACGACGGCCTCGCGGACTGGTTCCCGCTTCTCGACGAGGAGGATCTCGATGCTTCTCGGGAGACCTAACGAGGGCGCCGTCTACCGGCAGCGCGCCGGTGAGAGGACGGACGGCTACGGCGAGACCGTGGCCGACGACTGGACGAACCCGGTCGAGAAGCGCCTCCGCGGTGCCTCGCTGCAGACGCGCGCACGGTCGGAAGACGACGACGCTCTCGGCGCGGCCCTGTCGACCGACCGCGTCCTGCATGTCCCTGGCCGCGCGGATCTCGCCGAGTCGGATCGCATCCGCGTCGGCACGAAGATCTACCGCGTCGACGGCGAGGTCGTCCACTACAAGAGCCTCGCCGGCCAGTCGTTCACGTCGGCGGCAATCGTGAGGGAGCGCCGTGAAGATCAAGCTCGATAGCAAGGGCATGGCGGAGATCCTCCGCAGTGCCGAGGTGCGCGGGCTGGTCGAGGAAGTCGCTGACGAGGTCGCCGGCAACATGCCGCCGCTGACGTCCAGCAGCGGCGAGCCGATCGAGGTCGAGGTCTACGCCCGACACGACGCAGTCCTCCGCCGCGACAAGTACGGCCCGCGTGCGAGCGCTCAGGTGTCGATCGCGCATGCCGCTGGCCGCGCGATCGAGTCGAAGTACGGCCTGCTGCTGACGGCGGCTGCTTCGGCCGGCCTGAAGCCGAAGGCGAGGACATGACCGCGATCACCACGACGGATCCCCGCGCGGCGACGAAGGCGGCACTCGAGCGGTTCCTGACAGGCCGCTCGGCGACGGTGTCGCTGCGGGACGTTCCCGGCGACGACCGCACGCGGCGGCTGCCCTACGTGCAGGTCCGCCTCAACGGCAACGGTCGCGACTCGCGCCTGAACTTCGAGGCGACGATCCGCGTCCTCGTCTACGCCCGCGACGACTTCGACAGCCAGCAGCTCGCGAGCGAGCTCGAGGCGCGTCTGCTCGACACGAGCGACGCCCTCATCCGCAGCGTCTCCCCCGGTCTCAGCGCTATGCCGAGCACCGACCCGGACCTGCACATCCCTTTCTCTTTCTTCACCGTGACGGTCCGCACTCGGCCTGTCGCGCTCGGCGGCTAGGAGGCCACCCATGGCAGGAAACCCCAAGGCGACGCAGCTCTGGCAGGGCGCAGACGTCTACATCGCACCTCTCGGCACGGCAGGGCCGTCCGATCTCACGGCCTCCTGGGCTGCGGCGTGGAAGGCCGTCGGTCTCCTCGACGGCGAGGAGGGCATGACCGAGGCCCGCGAGGCCGAGACCGGCGAACACTACGCCTGGGGCGGCGTGCTGTACCGCCGCACCTCGTCCAAGCACAAGCGAACGTTCAAGTTCATCGCGCTCGAGGACAACGCCGTCACGTTCGGCCTGGTGAACCCCGGCTCGACGCGCACGTCGACCGCGGGCGTTCGCACCTCGAAGGTGAAGAACCCGCTCGCCGGCGTCCAGTTCGCAATCGGCCACAACCTCGTCGACGGCACGAAGGTCAAGCGACGCATCGCGAAGACCGCCGAGGTCGTCGAGGTCGGCGAGATCAAGGAGTCCGAGACGGAGCCCACCGTCTACGAGATCACGGTCGTCGTGTTCCCCGAGTCCGACGGAACGCTCTACACGACCATCGAGACCGACCCCGAGTACACCGCTCCGTAGGTCTCGATCACAAGCAGGGCCAGAGCACTCGCGCGGGGTGCTCTGGCCCTTTCTCATTCCCGCGCACCCTTTCCGATCCGCGCTAGGAGATCCCATGGCAACCGCCCGCAAGACTGCACCCGTCGCCGCTGAAGCATCGAAGACCCCGGACGCTCGTCCGGTCCCGTTCCGCGGCCACGTCTACCACGTCCTCCCGACCACCGAATGGCCCTACGACGCGCTCGTCGCGTTCGAGGACGGCCGCATTGCATCCCTGCTCCGGCTGATCCTGGTCGACGGCGACCACGAGAAGCTCCTCGAGGCGAAGCTCAAGGTCGGCGAGATCCGCGAGTTCATCTCCGCGATGCAGGGCTCGCTCGGTATCGAGGGAAACTGACGCAGCTCGCCGCGACCCTGCAGCAGCACGCCGACGCCGTAGAAGCCGACCTGGCTCGCTTCTACGGCGTCGAGCTGTCTGCGCTGTACCGCGGTGAGCTCTCCGTCCGTCGGCTGTCCGTCCTGCTCAAGCATCTTCCGCCTGACGCAGCGACGAAGCGCATCGGCATGCCCGCCTCTTCGGAGGGCTGGGGCGTGGCCGAGTACCTGCTCGCCGACGTCTACCAAGCCTTCAGCGGTCAACCGCATCCCGCGCGCCCCACTGTCAACGACGCCAAGACCAAGCACTCCGACCGCGTCGCGCGCCTGCGCGCTCAGCGTGAGCGCCTGGGCGTCTCCGCGCCCTAGGAGGCACGCCTATGTCCAATGCCGGGTACGGCACGCTGACGATCATCCCTTCGGCGAAGGGTTTCGCTTCTGCCCTGCAGGGCGAGATCCTCCCCGACAGCCGATCGGCCGGCACCGCCGCGGGTCAGGGCATGGGGAACTCGCTGGTCGGTGGCCTGAAGGGCATCATCGGCACGGCCATGGCGGTCATCGGTGCCGATGCCGTCGCAGGCTTCGTCAAGGGCTCCATCGACGCGGCGGGTCAGTTCGAGCAGTCGTTCGGCGCCGTCGACATCGTCTTCAAGGACTCCGCAGCGCAGATGCACGCGTGGGCGGACGACGCCGCGACGACGCTCGGCCTGACCGCGCACGAGTACAACGAGCTCGGCACGCTCATCGGCACGCAGCTCAAAAACGGCGGCACCGCCATGGAGGAGCTCGGGCCGAAGACCAACGACCTGATCAAGCTCGGCGCGGACCTGTCGGCGATGTTCGGCGGCACGGCGGCCGACGCCGTCGGCGCTCTCTCCTCGGCTCTCAAGGGCGAGCGAGACCCGATCGAGCAGTTCGGTGTCAGTCTGAACCAGGCTGCGATCGACGCGAAGGCCGCTGAGCTCGGCTTCACGAAGATGGGCGGCTCGCTCTCTGCGGAGGCGAACCAGGCGGCGACGCTCGCGCTCATCATGGAGCAGACGGCCGACGCTCACGGGCAGTTCGGCCGCGAGGTCGACACCTACGCCGGTAAGCAGGCGATCCTCAACGCCCTGTGGGGCGACGCGAAGACGCAGATCGGCACGCTCCTCCTGCCGGCCGCGACGGCGTTCGTCGGGCTCCTGACGGGCGCACTCGTGCCGGCGCTTGAGTGGACCGTGACCAACATGACTGCCGTCGGCGACGCCGCGCAGGGCATCTGGTCGATCCTCTCGCAGGGCGATTTCTCGGGCGGCATCTTCGGCCTCGAGGAGGACTCGGCATTCGTCGACTTCCTCTTCAACGTCCGTGATGCGGCCCAGGCGATGATCTCCTTCCTCGCGCCGATTGGCGCGGCGATTGCGGAGAACTTCGGCCCGATCGCGGCTGTGCTGGGTGGACTCGTGCTGAACTTCCTGCCGCTCCTAAACATCGGTGGTCGGTTCGTCGCCGCGTTCATGCCGGTTCTCGCAACGGCGCAGAAGCTCGCGCCACTCGCGCGGATGCTGCTCGGCCCTGTCGGCCTCATCGCCGCCGCAATCGGATTGCTCGTCGCGAGCTCGCCCGAACTTCAAGGCGAGCTGGGTGGATTGGTCACGACGATCGGGAGCTCGCTGCTTCCGGTGCTGACGACGGTCGGGGATGCTCTGAGCACACTCGGTCCAGTTCTCGCGACGGCACTCGCTTCCCTCGGGCCTGTCCTCGGGACGGCGCTCGGAGCGATTGCTCCCGTCCTTGTCACCGTGGCACAGGCCATTGGCGATGTTCTGGGGGCAGTCCTGCCGCTCGCGGGAATCCTGCTGACGAGCCTGCTTCCAGTCTTCGTGTCGCTGATCAGCGCCGTGCTCCCGCCACTGGTTGAGGTGTTCGGCGCGCTCGTCCAAGCGATCTCGCCCGTTCTCCTCGCCCTATCTCCGCTTCTCGCCGCGCTGCTGGGGCCTGTGCTTCAGGCCATCGCGCCGATCGTCGAAGTGGTCTCATCGCTGGTTGCTGTCCTCGTCGGGATCCTCGTGCCGGTCATCCAGGCGCTGCTTCCCATCGTCACGACGGTCTTCACGGTCATCGCCGAGGTCATCAGCGCAGCGATGGGGATCGTCCAGGGCATCATCACCGCCGTCACCGGTCTCCTAACCGGCAACTGGCAGATGTTCTGGGACGGTATGGGCCAGATCGTGGCCGGGCTCTGGAACACGGTTGTCGCACTCATCACGGGCGCGATCAACCTCGTGCTGTCGATCATCACCGGCGTCGTGAACGCGATCTCCGGTGTGTGGCAGTCCGTATGGGGCGGCATCCGTGTCTTCTTCCTGCAGGTCATCGACGGGATCGTCCAGGCCGTGCTCGGCTTCGTCTCGATGGTCCAGGGTCGCTTCGAGCAGGTGCAGAACTTCCTCGCAGCAATCCCCGGCAAGGTGCTCGGCTTCTTCTCCGGCATCGGCGAGACGCTCATCGAGTCCGGCAAGGCGCTGATCCAGGGCTTCCTCGACGGCATCACGGCCGGCTTCGAGGGTGCGAAGGGCTTCGTCGAGGACGGGCTCGGCGCGATCCGTGACCTGTTCCCCTTCTCCCCCGCCAAGGAAGGCCCGTTCTCGGGTCGTGGCTGGGTGAAGTGGTCGGGCCTTTCGGTCGGCGAGACGTTCGCCGGCTCGGTCGCTGACGCGCTCACGTCGGGCAAGTCGGGGATCTCCTCGGCGCTCGGCGGGATCCAGGACGAGTTCGCTGACTTCAACGGCGCCGCGCAGGCGTCGATCGGGGTCGACGGCAGCGTCCCGGCTCCCCCGCCCGTCGCTTCGGCGCTTCCGTCGTCGCGCTCGTCGACGTCGGTCGTGGGCGCGCTGAACGCGCTCGCCGCGGCTCAGGCGGCGGCTCCCCGTCCGTCGGGCGGCGACATCATCGTGCAGCCCGCTCCGGGCATGTCCGAGGAGACCATCGGCCGCGTCGCGGCTGAGGCGCAGAACTTCCGACTCCGTTAGGCGGTGCCGCGTGGCAGCTATTGGTGACCTGATCGTTCGCACGGGCGGGCTGACCTTCCGAGGCCAGCCCGGTCCCCGGCGCGAGCTGGGCTTCATCATCGAGCCGGGCGGCGCCAAGGGTCTGACGGGTGGCGGCGTCGGGGTGAGTCGCTCGAAGGCGGCTCGCTCCGGCGCGCACGGAACGTTCGCGGCTCGCGGTTGGCGCGACGGTCGAACGATCACGCTCTCGGGAGAGGCCGTGGCCGAGTCGCCGACGGGCCGGGCGAAGCTCGCTGACCAGCTCGGCGGACTCATGGCCGACGGCTTGGACGAGACGATCGAGGCGGATCTCGAGGACGGCACGACTCGCTCCTACGTGGGCGGGCTCGCGACGTCTCCCGACTGGGTCGAGAACCCCGACGGCCGGTCGGCGCGCTTCCAGGTGCAGATCTGGTGCCCGGACGTCTACAGCTACGGCGAACGGCGAGTGTTCACGCAGGCCTCGCCAGGCGTGCTCGAGGTATTCCAGCGCGGCAACCAGCCGGCACGTCCGGTCGTCAAGATGACGGCGACCGCGGCCATGGCTGGCTACCAGCTGAAGATCTTCCACCCGAACGGCACGCAGCTCGGGAACCTCCGCATGCACGCGATCGCCAACGGGCACACGGTCGCCGTCGACATGGCATCCGGCCGGGTGACGCTCAACGGCGCGCCGACGGGGCAGCTCGTCTACTCGGGGAACGTTTGGCGGATCCCGCCTGGCGGCGTCTACCGCGTGATGCTTGAGAAGGACGGCGAGATCGGCCAGGGCCGGCTCGAGGTCACAGTGCCGGACACGTTCATCTGACGCCCCTCATTCCATCTTCTGCCGTCCTCCGGGGCGGCTTTCGTCGTTCTCGGGGGTCGCATGTGGCGTTTCTGGATCTGCAATTCCCTCACGGGCGCCCGCATTCGCGAGGTCTTCCCGCTTGACGGTTCGTGGAAGACGATCGCGAACGGCGTCGGCACGGGCTCGCATAGCTTCTCGCTGTTTCACGAGGTGTGGCTCCTCGAGCGCGCCGGCTTCACGAAGGCCGTAGCGGAGGCCGAAGTGCGCAGCACCTGGGGCTCGCTGACGAACCCCGACGGCGCCAAAATGGCGATCGTCGTCTGCTGGGACGACACACCGGTCTACGCCGGCCTGATCAAGCGACGTTCGATCGACGACGCGAACGGCGTCGTCACGGTGCATCACGACGAGATCCGCAGCCTCCTCGCTGACCGCCTGACGCATCCCGTCGGTGGCTTCGGTACGGGCACCTGGGAGATCTCGGGCGTCGACCTGCGAAGCGCGGCCTACCTGACGATCCTCAGGGCCATGGCGGGCCGCGGATTCCGCTGGGACGTGCGTCTCCGCGGCAAGTCGATCACGCCGGGATCCGTGCAGCGCACGATCTGGAACTTCGAGCAGCAGACCGCCGAGCAGATCCTCACGGAGTTCCAGAACACCGACGGCGGACCTGACGTCCACTTCCGGCCGGTCTGGAATGCGATCGACGCGGGCCTCGAATGGGATCCACGCCTCGGCGCGCCCCGCCTCTCGGGCGGCATCTTCGACTTCGTGATCGGCGCCGACAACGACGGCGCGACGAACCTCGTCACGCTCGAGGACACGAAGAAGCAGATCACGGGCGTACACGTCGCCGGCAAGGGCTCCGAGGTCGACATGCGCCGCGGCTGGGCGGCTGAGTCCGCTCCGGTCGGCGACGGCTGGCTGCGCGACGTCGTGCTGCCTCTGAAGCACATCGACAGCGTGCCGAGCCTCACAGCGCACGGCAAGGCGCTCGAGCGGGCGCAGAAGTACCCGACGCGCCAGTTCACGATGTCGGTCCGCGCGGACGGTGCGCCCTCCGACGGCACGTCCGGCCCGACTGCGGCCGACATCATCCCCGGCACGGCGCTGCGCGTGCTCCCCAGCTCGCTGATCCTCGCCGACGACTGGCTGAGCGGCTACGTCATCTCGGTCTCCGGCGACATGTCGATGGACCTGTCCGTCGACTTCCAGGAGGTCCAGTGAAGATCGACGACCTCAACGAGCCGGTCTCTGAAGTCAAGGTCATGCAGACCTACGTGCAGGAGCTGCAGACCTCCGCCCCGCTCGGCTACTCGAGCGTCGAGCACGGCTCGATCCGCATCGCCTCTCCTGAGGGGTTGATCGTCGAGGGCGAGGGCGGCATCCGCCTGAGCGGCCGCATGGACGCGGACGGTGTCATCGACGTCACCGGCGTCCTGACGGTCCGCGGTGTCGACGGCGCAGGCGGTGTTTTCACGGCCGAGGGCATGAACACCCTCTCGGGGACGAACCTGCTGAGCGGCCCGACCCGCGTGACAGGCAAGTTCGACATCGAAGGCGACACGACCATCACGGGCGCTGTCGGCATCTCAGGCGTGTTCACCTCAACCGGTGACGTGATGCTGAACGGCACGACCCGCCTGAACGGGAACTCGTTCATCACCGGGCAGCTGACCGTGACCGGCGCGACGAAGGTCCAGAGCTCCTTCGAGACGACCGGCGACACGAAGATCGGCGGCACCGTCGAGATCGCCGGCACGACGACCGTCAACGCGCAGCTGACCACGAACGGGCAGCTTGTCGTCGGCGGGCCGGCGCTGCTCTACGACACGCTCAACGTGCTCGGCTCGATCACGAACGGCCCGATCACGATGTCGGGCGGGCAGATCTCGATCGGCGGTGGCTCGGGCATCTCGATCTCGTCGGGCGGCATCAACGCGAACTTCTTCCGCGCGCAGACGCAGCTCATCGTCGCGGGCGGCATGACGGTCACCGTCGACGGCCTCGGCGCCGCGGGCAGCCTCGACGAGATCGGGCACTGGCTCGGCGTCGCCGCTGGCGGTCAGGTCAAGACGGTCGCGAAGGCGCTCGGCGGGCCGACGTCCGGCGACCTCGAGTGGCCGTTCGACCCTGAGATCAACACCGATGAGTTCGGTCCGCGCGTCTCGCCGGGCGGCATCGGCTCGACGGATCACAAGGGCATGGACTTCGGCATCGGCCTCAGCGAAGGCACGCCGATCCCCGCGGCGGGTAGCGGCACGGTCATCGAGAAGGGCGGCGCTGGTGGCTTCGGCAACTACATCGTCATCCAGCACACCGGCAACAAGCGGACGCTCTACGCGCACATGAACGCGCCGTCCCCGCTGAACGTCGGCGACGGCGTCGTCAAGAAGCAGATCGTCGGCCAGATCGGCAACACCGGCAACTCGACCGGCCCGCACCTGCACTTCGAGACGCACATCGACGGCGTGCCGGTGAACCCGCGCACGGTGATCACGAAACCTTGGAGCGCGTAGTGCAGTTCGAATGGCCCTTCCACCCCGACGACGTCGTCATCCCGCAGGGCGGCGAGTTCGGTCCACGTCCGAGCGGCCCTGAACTGGCCGATCACTTCGGCATGGACCTGAACGCGCCCGCGGGCTCGCTCGTCCGTGCCGCCGCAGCTGGCACCGTCACGGTGACCCGCCGCGACGGCGCGGATGACGAGGGCGAGGGTAACTCGGTCTGGTTGCGCCACGACGACCGGCTGCAGACCCGCTACCTGCACCTCGACGAGCTCCTCGTCGAGCAGGGCGACGTCGTCGAGCTCGGCCAGCCGATCGGCACGGTCGGCCAGACGGGCAACGCCTCCGGCCCGCATCTCTGCTTCATGACGCTCTTCTACGGCGTCGCATTCAATCCGCGCACCTTCATGCGCGACCGAGCCTTGGAGGCAACCAGTGACTGACGCTACCCCCAAACGAGCCCGCCTCACGCACTACGTCGTGCAGGCGCACTTCGTCGTCGACGACGGCGACAAGCTGACGCGCAAGCGCATCGACCCGGTCGAGGTCGACGCCGACGAGATCGACGCGTTCCTCGCCGAGAAGCTCCCCGCGAGCCTCGCGAAGTTCGAGACAGAGCTGAACGGCGGTGATGCCTAGTGGCAGCTGTCACCGTCACCGGCTCGCTCGGCTTCTTCGGCCGCGAGGCGATCCCTTCGTCGCGCGCACCTGAGCTCTGGTTCCGCCCCTCCGAGGTCGCGAGCAAGGGCGCTTTCCTGTTCGCTTCGGAGCCCCGAAAGGCCACCCTCACCGGCACGAGCTGGACGGTGACCCTCGAGGAGACCTACGACTTCCCCGAAGACGTCCACTACCTCCCCGAGATCCACTACTTCTCGGCGGGCGGGAATCTCACCCACGTCGACGAGCTCAGGCGGAAGATCCGCGTTCCAGCGGGCGGCGGCTCGATCTCCAACTTCCCGACCGAGCCCCAGCCCGGCGCGATCATCGTCGACGCCGGCCCGCCGAAGGTGACCGGCGTCGTCTACATCGACTGGGCCAACGTTACGAGCGACGGCGTGCTCGTGTACGCGCCAGAAAGCAGCGTCTAGATGAGCACAATGATCCCCGTCGGGCGCCTGCAGGTGGCGACCCCGGCGACCATGGCCGCTGCGGTGCGCGGCAACACCGAAGCAACCGCCGCCGTCGACGAGCGCGTGATTCCAGCGGTGGGCGCGGCACTGGCCGCTGATCCTGCCACGGGGCCGGCCCTCGCCGCCGCGGCCGGCGCGGCTGTCTCGACAGAGGTCGCGGAACGCGATCTCATCGCAGGCGGCGACCCGCGTATTCCTGCCGCGGTCGAGGAGCTGCTGCGGTGGAAGCTATCGACTGGCACCCCCTACGCTGTCCCGTTCCGCTCGGAGAACGGCATCCTCTTCGGCGGAATCTATCCAGACGGCACGGTCGAGTTCCTCAAGCTCAAGGGCGCGTCAGGCACGGTCGATGAAGGCGCCACCGTGTCGTCTCGCTTCGTGAAGGCCTGCCTCGGTGACTCGCTCACGCGCGGGTACTCGGGCGGCGGGGACTGGCCGGTCTCTGAGTCTTGGCCGGGCATCCTCGGCACCCTCGACTCGCGCGCCACAGTCCACAACCTCGGCATGTCCGGGTCGACGGTCGACGAGATCGGCCTCAACGTGGGCGCGCTCGAGCTCGTCGCGCAGGCCGCTGTGAGCGTGCCTGCATCCGGCTCGGTCGCGGTCACTGTGCAAGCCGGCATCGGCTGGCGCCCGACAACGCAGTGGGTCATACACGGAACGCTCGGTACGGTCCCCGGTACGCTCACTCGCCCGGCGAACCAGGCGACGTCGATGACGTTCGTCGCGGACGCGGGCCGGGGAGGCGTCACGGTCCCGGCTGGTTCGGGCTTCCGCGCCGATCAGGTGCACGGCTTCTCGACGCTCATCCTCGGCGCCGGCCGAAACGACGTGTCGCTTGGTCTTACGGGCACGCATGGTTCCGTCGCAGCGCACGTTGTCGCCGGGACGCAGCGGATCGTCGACTGGATGCAGGCGCAGCGCAAGCGCGTCATCCTCTGGGGCACGACGAACGCGAGCAACGAGCTGTCAGGGTCGGCGAACTATCTGACCGTCAAGACCATCAACGACAGCCTGGCGGCGTTGTACCCGAGCTACTTCGTCGACGTCCGCGGCTGGCTGGTGCGTGAGGCGATCTACGCGCTCGGAATCTCGCCGACCGCGGCGGACACAACCGCCATGAACGGCGATGCGCCCCCGCCCTCGGTCATGGCCGACACCATTCACCCGCTCAAGTCGACGGCGCCTGGTGTCGCGGCCCTCATGAACACGGCGCTCGAGCGTCGAGATTGGAAGGCCTGACATGGCAAGTTTCGCGAAGGCAATGGTCTTCCCGTTCACCTGCACGGCAACCGACTTGCCGACTGATCTCATGCTTCCCGCGCCGATCGAGGGTGCAGTGCTGGATTTCTCCGCTGAGGCCATGACGCTGGGCTCAGCCGGTGGCACGCTCCCGAACCTCATCGAGGGCGGGACGGGCCTCGTCCTGACCTCCACCGTCGTCGCCATGTCGGAAGCGAACCGGCAGTTCCTGCGCTTCCCGGGCTCGCCGGCCGCGGCCAACGTCTCCTCTCGCGTGAACACGCAGGTGCAGACGCGGTTCATGCGGTTCCGGATGCGGGAGACGCTGACCGCTGAGAAGGTGCTGCTTGGCAACTCCGTCGAGGGCGGGCAGCGCATCGTCGCGGACGGGGATCGCGTGTCGATGCTCGCCAGCCAGCGCCTCGCCGGTCCATCGATCGCGCCGGGCACGGGGTGGCACACGGTCATCGCCGTGTTCAACGGAGCGACGAGCGTGCTCGACGTCGACGGCAGCACGACCTCGGGCGCCGTGGGCGTCGCAACGCAGAACGGCTTCCGCATCGCGGCCAACGCGGCTTCCCCAATCGTCTACGCGCAGATGGACGTCTCGCGCGTGGGACTGCTGCCGTACGCGGCAACCACCGCGCAGCGCAACGCATTGCGCGCGGCGCTGAACGCATAGCCAGGAGGCAACATGCAGCCCGCCAAGGTAACCACCCCGATCCCGGTCAAGGCCGGCGACGTCTGGGGTCCGCACCCGATCCGCATCCGCCCGGTCGGCTCGTCGGCGAACTTCGATCTGTCGGCCTGGTCGCGCTGGCGCTCCTGGGCGCGGCGTGACGAGTCCACCGTGCACGTCGAGTGCGCCGTCGACACGTCCCGGCTCGGCGAGGGCGTACTCCTGCTTTCCCTCACGGGCGAGCAGACGCGCACCCTCGTCGGCCGGCACGACACCGCGGAGGGCCGGTTCGACGCTGAGGCGTTCATCGGCGACCGCGGCCCGGTCACATGGGTCGAAGGCGACCTCCTGCTCAGCAACGACGTCACGAAGGAGCCCGCATGACGACGATCGAGTACGTCGCCGAGCTCGAGCCCGAGCCGGTGTTCGAGGCATTCGCCGAGCCTCCGATCTTCGTCGGCGGGAAGGACGGCGAGCCTGGCCCTCCGGGACCGGTCGGTCCTCCTGGCCCTGCGGGCCGTGACGGCATCGACGGAGCTCCCGGGCGGGACGGTGCCGACTCGGTCGTGCCAGGCCCGCAGGGAGCGCCTGGGCGCGACGGGATCGACGGTCGTGACGGCGCCGACTCCGCCGTGCCCGGCCCCGTTGGCCCTCCCGGACCCCCCGGCGCCGCGTCGACGGTTCCTGGTCCCGTTGGCCCTGGCGTACCGACCGGGGGCGCGGCGGGTCAGGTGCTCACGAAGACGGGTGCCGCCAACTACGCAACCGCCTGGCAGAACCTTCCGCCCGCGGGGCTCGTCGGTCCAGGACGACCGGACGTGCCTGCCGGGACCGGCCTCGCGTCGGAGATCGCCGCAGCTCCAGTCGGCACGGTCTACACGTCGACGGATGGCGCGTCCGTGAACGCGTGGGCGTGGCGCAAGCGGCCTACGGGATGGGTCGTCATCGACGGCGATAGCGGGTGGCGGAACATCACCGCCGACACGAACCTCGGCTCCGGTCGGCTTCTCATCCGCAGACGCAATAGCGAGCTTCTCGTGCAGCTCGACTCGTTCCGCGCGACGAACGGCGGGACGGGCACCTTCTACACGCCGCCGACTGGCTTCCAGTACGACGGTCCCAGCAACTCCATCGCGCGCATCAACAGCACCGTCGTCGAAGTCATCGGCCGCTTCGGCGCTGCGGGAGGCGCGACCGTGTTCCGCAACCAGGGCACGGCCGCGGCGGGTGAGAAGGGCTACATCACCCTGCCGGCGATTCTCGACTGGCCCTCGTCGCTCCCTGGCGCTCCCGCCGCTTCATGACTCGGAAGGACACCATGACCACAGAGGAACTCCGTCAGCTCGAGGACAAGGCTCTCGAGCAGCTGTACGTCGACGTTGTCACCGAACAGGAGCGCCGAACCCGTATGCGTCAGGTGCCGCTCGACATCGCGGCGTCGGCGAAGCGGTTCGTGGAGGACGGTGGCGACCCTGAGGAGATCCGGGCCGCGCTCACCGACACGCTGCCGGTCGCGGACTCAGTGCCCGACGTGCTCTGACCTCGTTCCACCTCTCAAGCCTCGCTCACCAGCGGAGCTTTTCTCATGCCCCAAGGAGGCACGCTTGACCTTCTCCAATCTCACTACGTCGACAAGCGGCAACGGCGGGCAGTACAGCTCCCGAGGCCGCTCGGTCGATATGTTCATCGTCCATCACGCCGCGACGACCTCGCTCTCCGGCGTGCTCTCGATGATGCGCACTGGCTCCCGGCAGGTGTCGGCGAACTACGTCATCAAGGACGACCAGGTCGTCGGCGTCGTCCCCGAGACGCACCGCGCCTGGACGTCGAGCACGGCCAGCTACGACGGCCGTTCGATCACCGTCGAGACGTGCAACTCCGTCGCGGGTGACGCAGCTGGCTGGCCTATCTCGGAAGCCTCCTACCAGTCGCTCGCCCGCCTCATCGCGGACTGCGCGACGCGCTACGGCTTCCCCATCGACCGCGATCACGTCGTCGGTCACCGCGAGCTCTACTCGCGCTTCGGCGTCTCGTACGCGACCGCCTGCCCCGGCGGCATCAACCTCGACCGGCTCGTCGCCCTGGCAGTCGGATACCAGAAGAACAACGGAGTGAAGAAGATGACCCCTGAACAAGCCGCACTGCTCGCCGACGTCGCCAACAAGGTCAACGCGATCCGCGACGGACAGCTTCAGCCGCACAAGAAGTGGACGATCGACCAGGAGCTGAGCAACAAGTTCGACACCCTCATCGGGAAGCTCGACTCGGTCATCAAGGCACTCGGGAAGTAGCCGTGTTCGCGCGCCTGTTCCGCGCATCGGTGTGGGCGCGCGGCGCGGTTCCCGCCCACGAGCGCGACGACCAGCTCGACGCCCGCTTCTTCCTGCCGCTGTTCGACGTCGGCATCATCATCCTCGGCATCTTCGGGGCGATGAACCATATCCCGGCGCTCGACCAGCACTACCCTGAGCCGCTCGTCGATGCCCTCGCCTACAGCCTCTCGCTCGCGGGCGCACTCGCCCTCGTCGGCGTCTCGTTCCCTCGCCTCGAGCGGCTCGAGCTCTGCGCGAAGTTCTTCCTCATCGCGGCCCTCGCCGTCTACCCCGCCGTGCTGCTCCTGACCGCGGCCGGTGGCGACAATCAGCGCTGGGTCGCCGGCATCGGCCTCGCGCTGCTCGTGCTCATCCCGTTCCGCCGCGTGGTGCGGCTCATCGTCCGCATCTGGCGACACCGAGTCGGCTACCCCGCCACCGAGGAGCTCACGACGATCGACGCCGATGCTTGACCCGGCAGTCGTCGCGATCGTTGCGGCGATCGCGACCCCGTTCCTCGCGGGCGGCTTCGGCGTGCTCGGCATCTGGCTCGGCAAGCGCGGCGATCGCGCGATCAGTCAGGAGACGACCACGGCGAACGCCTGGCTGCAGCGCCTCGCCGCCGTCGAGGAGAAGGACAAGACCCGCGGCGAGGAAGTGCGGCAGCTGCGCGAGGAGCTCGACAGCGTCAAGTCGACCCTCGACCAGTTCAACGAGCGGTGGCGCGTCGTCATGAGCGCCGTCTCGCAGCTGTTCTGGCAGATCGCGCAGCAGTGGCCCGACGGCGCCCCGCACCCGATCCTCGACGCCCGCCTCATCCGTGTCCTCGACGCGGCCGGCGTGGGCGATCTCATCCCTGCCGCCTGGCGCGGCAACGCACCGACCTAGGAGCCCGCATGACTCTTCTCGAAACCCACGGCGAGCACAACGAGCGCACCGCGAAGCTCGCAGCTGAGCAGGCCGACGGCACCCTCGAGGTGCCCGGCCGCTTCATCCCGTCCCCGACAACTCGCCGCTGGCTGTACGCCGTGGCCGTGGCGGTCGTGCCGCTGCTCGTCACGCTCGGCGCTGTGACGCCCGATGTCGCCGGCCACGTGCTGACGATCGCCGGCGCTGTGTTCGGCCTCGCCGTCCCGGCGCTGGCCGTGGCGAACACGCCGAAGTGACCGAAGCCCCTCCCCTGCCGCGCTGGCAAGGGAGGGGCTTTTCGTCGTTGGGCCGGCTCGGATGACCTGTGCCTTACGCATTTCTCCGCGAGAGCCTCGCGTGCAGGTCGTCGTCCGACTCACCGGGGCGAGCTAGGCGAATGCCAGCCCGAATGGTGCGGCAGGGAACCAGGACACAAACCGGCTGAAAATGTCCAGCCAGCTCGTCTCTGGCGCAGTCACGCGAATGTGAAGATCGCTCGCGCGATCCTTGCTCGCGTACCGGTGCCGGATTTCAAACATGCAGCCTCCTCGGCCCTCCGGGTCCGCGCCTCACGGACTCCGAGCACAAGATGTTGTGCGCGTCAAGGATACGACCACTAGATCTAGAGTTACAACCGTGTAGTTCTCCACAAGTCCTCCACAGAAAAATGGCCCAGTTCCCGGCGTTTTCCCACCTTCTTCGGCGGTTATACACAGACGGCCCTGGCTGGCCCGCTCTCCTTTCAACTACGAAAGGACGGCTCATGCCTACCCAACTCCTCGGCCTCATCGGCAAGAAGCGCTCCGGCAATTCGCGCGTAGACACTTCGGACTGTCGGTGGCACATGTCAGGCTCCGCGGCATGAACGAACCAGTCGAGAAGGTCACCGCCGAGCGCGCCCTTGAATTGCTTGCCCTGCGATGCGAGACGGTCGCCGAGCGGGTCGACTCGAAGTGGACGAAGCGCATCGTCTGCTGGCGGCCCGTCGCCACCCGACCCGCCGAGGGGATGTCCTGGCTTATCTGGGGCGAGACTCCTCCGCTGCGCGAGGTCGACGGCGAGCTCGTGCCGGTGCCTGTGACTGTCGACGGCGCCACGTACGAGCCGATCCTCCTCGAACCGCTCGACGTGTTCGACGTGTGGCTCGAGCTGCTCCTGTGGGTGACCGAGGGCGACGCGCGCACCGAGATACGTCAGGCACTCGAGGCCAGGTCCATGAGTCAGAAGGAGTGGGCGATCTCGCACGGCAACGCGCAGATCCGCGGCACCGTCACGCTCGAAGGCGACACCCTCGCCGCCGAGCGCCTCGCGTCCGAGCTCTCGATCGCGCTGCTCTACATGGCGCAGCGGGCGACGAGGAAGAAGTCCTGGTGAGTTGTCCACAGCCCGGCCACTGGCTCTCTCGTGCGGTTACGCTCCGAGCATCGACGACGACCTGATCGGCCGGCCGAAATGCCCGCGGTGCCTCGTGCTGCTCGACGTGAGCAACTGGATGCGGTGCTTGCAGTGCAACACGACATGCCTGGCTTCAGACCCGCTAAGTTCTTCGGACCGACTTAATTCAGGGGGTAAGCGTGGGCAGAACAGCGACGGACAAGCAGGTCAGAGACAACCACATGAGGCTCGCCCAGAGCCTTGTTCAGAAGGGGTACACCTGGCAGCAGATGGAAGCCGGGGACCGAAGTCACCTCCAGGTCCGATGCCGAGCACGCCTAGCCGGCTCGGCATCGTTCACCATCGCCGACCATGACGGCGGCATCGTATGCGTCGACTCCTCGGGAAAGATCGCAGGCGGCCTCGTCTTCATGGCCGCGAACTTCCCAGAAGGGAGCGTGTCGGTCCATGTCCGCGCGCTCGTAGTGGAACCGACACATGAGCGCCGAGGCGTTGCAACGGTGACCCTGAACATGCTGCCGCAAGTTCTCGACGGCTACGGCGTCCGCGCAACCAATGGCGCCACCCGACTTGCATACGGTGGATGCGAACCGTCCGCAGCCGTGCTCTACCGAAAAGCGGGTTACGAGGTGTCACGGCCGGGTGCACCACTCACCCTCGAAGTCGGAACCGGAGCGAGCGTCACATCCGACAATCCTGTCTACAGCTGCTGGTTCAAGCGCGCAATCTAGACCTTCGCGAGCACGCGCGTAGCAACCAAGAACCGCCCCACCTCCCGAAGGAGGTGGGGCGGTTTCGTTCGGCTCAGACGGGATCCACAGCCTCCAACAACGCAGGAGGAAGAATCCGTAGCTTGAGATGCGGATAGTCCATTTGTGCGGCCAACAACAGCAACGTCTGGCGGAAATATGGGTGACTCACCTGCGACACCCAGAGGGCCAGGCGCCTCCGCGTTTCTTCATCGTCTTCAGCAAGCATCTCAGTCAACTTGATGCCGACCTCATAGCGCAGCACGCACTCGACCGTCTCGACTTCATCCGCCTCGGCTTCACTCGAACCAGAGTCAGCGGAAGGTGAAGCGACTTTGTGCCGGCCTATGAAGTGAGTGACTCGGAGAGCGCACATAGCCGTGAACTCCTGCACGGCCTCCGCGGGTATCTGCACGCCATATTCGCTTGAAATACGATCAGGCACAGAAAGCGAATCGGTCTCGCCTTGATCGTACTGATTCGGGGTGGTAATCGCGACGTCTGCCAGACGGATACTCGAAATTGCAGCCGGCATCTTGTCGGTCATGATTGAACTTTTTCTGCTCTAAATTCTGACGTGCGGAACTTGTGTGGCATTTCCGAAACGAGGCTCTCAAACTCACTCGCTTCCGTCAGCATGGGAAAGTCAATCGGGACACCCTCAGGCTGGTTAAAGGCCACGGACACCACACGATCGATGTCCCCGTCGGGCTCCAGGCGAACTTGGTGCGTGTAGACGCGAATCTTCTTGTAGGCATCGGTCGGCCGTGAGTCACCAAGGGCGCTGCCTTCCTCGTCAATAGAGCTATCTCGCTTGGACCGCCGTCCGCCTCGCCTCGACGTTGGCTCGATCGGCGTACCGTCGGCTGAGGTAATCGAGAAATCAAGGCTCATATCTAGTGCTGCGAACAATCGTGCGACGGAAGCGATGTGCAAATTACCGTCGCCGTGCAGGAGTTGGGAGACACGCGCTTCTCCAACCCCCAATCGCTTAGCAACATCCCGCTGAGTCAGGTCGCTTCGGGATGCGAACGCGTCCTCAATCATGGCTGCTACGCGGATGGCTAGCCTTGGTCCGGCCATCTGCGTCCGGGCCTCACGACTCTCGGTCATGTTCCAAATCCTCTCGTCGAACCATCACGACACCTACCAGATCTGCCTCAGGGGTCTTCTGGCTGTTCTTCGGAAAGCAATGTCCCAGCCGGATCTGCTCGTCGAAAACCGGAATTTGCCAGTAGTCGTCGGGTTTCTCGACAGTTGAGATATCGTCGATGCGAGCCTTCGGCTCGTAGCCGCCAGAGCCGTCTGTGTCGTAGAAAGAAACCCGAACGGCACCCAACTTGAACTCCCAGACCCCATCGACCAGATAATTCACAGTGCAGTAACTCGGCCGCGGCGTGCCTTTATCAGCAAACCACTCAATCCCAGCCACCAGCTTCTGCCCTGACGTCATCTGTGCGTCATCCGGGGGTTCCCCGCTGAAGTCCGGATCGTGTTCCCACGTCCCACACTTCATCGACTCCAACACCTCTTCCGCCGGGCAAGATAGATCGCTACGCACCGCGTACTCGACATCACAGTACGACCCAGACTTAAGTAGCGTACGCGAAACTTTAGTCAACTGTAAACCCTTACTCCTCGAGTCACGTGGTAGCTGACTCTACAGCCACGAAACCGCCCCCTCCCGCGAAGCGTCTTCCCGGTGTCCGGGATCGCTTCAGCGAGAGGGGGCTGCGGTTTGAGGGACCACCGACGAGGGAGCCGCATGAATTCGCCCAGCAGCCGCAGCCGCCCCCGGTCCAGCCGCCCATCACTCAAGGTTGTCGCCGTCTGTGTCGTCGTGTCGGTCGCATGCGTGGGCGCCGGATACCTCCTGTAGCAAACCCTGGATCCGCCACCATGGCTTGCCGCGATCATCATCAGTCCAGTCGTCACGATCATCGTTGTCGTATCCCTCCTGCGCATGCAGAGGCACGGTTCCTCAACGGACCGCGAGCGGCGCAGGCAAGTCCTCGATGACTCCGCAACACGACCGAGCAGTGAGTAGCAGCTTGGCAACGCGGGGCGGCAAACGCCTCGCCGGGTGCAGCATCGCCGAGGCTGAGAAGCGCTAGCGATCCGTTTCGATGTCGACCAAACTCAACGCCTGCACGTCGCTTCTCGCGGCCCAGACCTTGAACCCGGTCAGCACGTTTCGCGTCGCGAGCACGATGAAGATCGCGCTCGCGATCGCTGCCACGGCCGCGATGATCATGGGCGTCGTGTCGTAGGCGCTCGCGCTGTATGCGCCGAGCACGATCGCGAGCACGCCGGCAAGAACCGCGAAGCCGACCTGCGACGCAGCTGCTGCGAACTTGGCCGAGGCCGCTTCCTGAGACCACGCGACGATGCGCTTCTTGTCCATGATGTCCATGTCTCGAGCTTGCCAGGCGCGCTGACTCGGCGCTTCCCCGGGGAACGACGACTCAGCCGTGACGGTGCAGATGAAGAACTCCTGGCCCGCTCTTTTCATGCACCCTTCCACGCGCTCCGGCGCCCGCATGAGACGAGCTCACATGACATCGCCCACCTTCTCCACTCAGGGATTCGCGGCCCAGAGCATTTCGCTCAGCGCCGACACCCTGAAGCGACTGGCTTACTCCGCCAGCGCTCACGGACTCGCTGACCCCGGTGCGTTCGCCCGCGCGATCTTCCCCGGGTTCAGTCACCTGCGCCGCGGCCCGATGTACGGCGGGCAGCTGATCATCGATGTCAGCGGCACGCCCTCGAACGTCACGCGGGCCGCGCTCGTCGCAGCCGTTCAGGAGACAGCGGTCGTTGTTGTCGATCACCTCGGGCAGAGCGGCGTCGGTCGGACCGACGCCGAGCGCACCCTCGCAGCGCTGACTCGTAGTGACGCGTACGCGGCGCGGATCACCGACGCTCTTCGCCGCCTCCTACCCCGAGCCTCGGCCAGCGAAGCCGAAGCAGCCCTCGAGCGTGCCAAGCATCGCAGGGCGGAAATCGCGCGGCTCCCACGGGCTGAGAAGCCGAAGTACTCGAGCGTTCAGACGCCGGCAGCGTGCGCCCTGGAGGTTCTTCGCGTCTGGCTGCCGACGCTCACGCCCGGCAGCCACCGCTTCGGTGACGTCTACGCGTCCTTCGCGGCCACCTGCGCCCAGTCCAGCGCGCGCCTCGAAGAGAAGCACCTCGAGGCCGCGGCGGACATCGGTCGGAACACCTTCTACCGCCTGCTCAACCAGGAGGCCAAGGTCTCACGGAAGGCGAACGTCTCCTACGTCGTCATCGAAGCGACCGAGACCACAGCCCCACAGGAGCCCCTTGCCGTCTGACCCGAGCGTCCAGACCATCGCCAGCGAGCTGCCGAACCTGCTCCGTCAGCTCGAGCAGGCACGAGACGCGCAGTGGCGCCGCTCGAGCGTCCCCTCGCCGCGCGACGACACCACCGAGCGGAGCCAGGGCGTGCGCAGCGACCCGACGGCCAACACCGCGCTCGACCCTCGCCGCCTCCGTCTGCGGGCTGCGGTGCTGCGAGCAGAAGGCAACCTAGAGCGCTTCGCCGAGGCCGTCCAGGCGAACACCGCCGAGCTCGAGGCGACCTACAGCGCCTGGGCGGGCGAGCCGGCCGCAGCCTGACACGACAAGACCCCGACTTCACACTTCTACGTTGTGTGCGGTCGGGGTCTTTCGGCGTACGCCCGACTAATGTGCACCCATGGACATCTCACCAGAGCTTCAGCAACTTGGAACAGAACTGGCAAAGCTCGGGGCGCAGAATGCGGTGCCGACGATTCTTGACAAGGTCAAGACCCTTCGCAAAGGAAAACGGGACGACGGCACTTTCGCCAACCTCGAGGAGATCATCAACGACCTTCTTGAGGATCGAACTCGGCTCATCGGCGTCGCCAACGCCTACAAAACTGAGCTTGTATCGCAGAACCTCACATCAGGCGACATCGGCTACATAACCGACACTCTGATTCCTGCCCTGCGCAGGCTGATCGGCGAGCCATCTGCGCTCGGCGAGGGAGTCGACGAGAGCGAAGTGGGGACATCACCCCAGGGCGAGATGCTGGACAAGCTCGAGGAACTCCTGAGTCCTGAGATGATCAAAGTCGCTCAGTTGCTCGGGTTCAATTTCCGTGAGGCGATTGGACGCCCACTCACAGAGTTGACTCGGCGAGCCGTATTAGCGCGGGCCGCTCCCGAAGGAAGCGCCAAGGAAGAAATCGCAGCCCTGCACATTCGTCGCGAGACCCGAATGGCGGACCTGGCGCTTGACGAGGCAGCCTATGAGCGATACTTCAAGCTATTCGGACAGACCGCACCCTAGCCCGCACACGTTCGAAGCCTGTCAGGACCACTGAGCCGAGGGTGAGCTTTCCGCGCTCCGCCCCGATTCGAATTTCGACCTAGACTTCAGCCGCGAAGCGCTCCTCGGCCCTCCGCAGGATCTCATGTGCTTCGACACCGAGCACCGATGCGATCTGTCGCAACGTAGCGACTGTCATTGAGCGCGTGCCTTTCACCCACCTGTCGAGGGTCTCGCGGTTCATGTCAAGTTCGCGCGCCAAGCCGGCGACACTCTGGCCGTTCGCGGCGATCTCAGCGCGTACCTGCGCCGCCACTACCTGCCCGAACCTCGTCGCTTCATCCTTGTTCACACCTTGAGCGTACATGACTTCGGCTACAAAGTGTAGCCATATGGCTTGCAAGAACCCGGCCTGATGCGTACTGTAGCCATATGGCTACACAGTCCCATCGCCGAATCAACGAGCAAGAGCTGACTCTCGAGGATCTCTTCCTCCTCGCCTCGGCGTCCGCAACCACCCCGAGCGCCGTCGTCGCGGACGCCGCCTGACCGAGGAGAACAACATGACCCAGCCGCACCCCCGCCCTGTAGGCAGCAACCCGACCCGCATCGCGCCGAAGCGACGCCATTCAGGCTATGAGTGCCAGACCGCGCAGTGCGGCAGTCACGTCGACGCGCATGACGTCTGCATCCTCCGCCCCACCGACGCGATGCTCGAGTTCGGCCTCGAAGTCCTGCAGCGCCCAGACGCACCCACCTGGGCGGTCGACTGCGGCGGGATCGACTACGATCTCGAGAAGCTCGAGCGGCTCATCAACGCCCTCGAGGAAGCACGGCAGCTCGTCGCACTGGCCGACGGCGGGATCCGCACCCGCGTGGCTACAGCATGAGCCACGCGACCACCTGGCACGATGACGTCGTCGAGGTCACACACGGCTCGCTCGTCTACATCGAGACGGCGCAGCTCGTCGCCCGTGTTTGGCGGCAACGCAGCTGGACCATTCGACGCGACGCGTGGACCGGCGCCGTCACTGTCCGCGGATCGAAGCGGCGCCCAGCGCACATCGACGAGCGCATCGACGAGGCCGTCGAGTACGTATCGGTCGCCGCGCAGCATTGA